ACATCGGTATCGGTCACTACCGCTACCTCGCCTTCGAGCAGCACGGTGAGGTTCGTCTGACGGTTGACTCTCAGAGTGCCGCTGTCAGCGCACGCAACTCCACCGTTGTCACCCTGAACATGGAGCTTTCTCTCACCGAGTTGTCAAAGCTCGTCAACGGCGGCGACAACAACAACCCGCACAAGCCACAGGCTTTCAAGTTGCTGAAGGTTGTTGCTCCTGTCAGCTCTAACGAGATCGGCAACTAAACTCTCTTCGCTCTCTTCTTTCTGGGCATAGTTCCTCCGTGGGCGGCTCCGATGCAACAGCAACAGGTTGTTCGCCCACGGTTCCCAAGAGGGAGAGAAGTCTAAGTAATGAACATTAGTAACACAACATCGCACAGATAGCAATGACGGAACTCGACAAACTCTTCTACGATGCTCTTCAGGCTGACGAAACGCTGATGACTGCCGTTGGCAGTCGCATCGTTTCCACATGCTTCGAAGTCAGCCCCGACGAGAAGGACAACACCCCGTTGCCTTGCATCATCGTGACTGACGACGGGCTGACGAACAACCAGCAGACGAAGGACAATGTATGGGAGGCTGGAGAGGACAGAGTGCAGGCCAGTGTGGAAGTTGACGCAACCAGCCCCAAGCAGGTGAAGCAACTCATCCGCATGGTGCGCAAGGCCATCAACAACTACATCACGTCGCTGTACACCCAGGGCTCGGACATTCCGAACCTTCAGAGCGTGCAGACCAACGGCGTGGCGTGGGACTGGATAAAGCCCTGCTACCACTCGACCGTAAGCTATCAGTGTGACGTTGAAAACGGACTATACGACGATGAGCAAGAAGAATGAAACCGTGCTCGACGGTTCACCCGTCGAATCCCCTAAAGAAGACAAGCAGCCCACCGTCTATGACGATCTGCTGAAGAACGGCACCGCCATCCTCGAAGCACCCACCCGTGAGGCTCTTGCCGAACTGGTTGACAACATCCCTGCCGACTGCAAATATGCTGTCGGTGCCGTTGGTCGCAAGGGTGACGGCAGTGCCTACACTATTCGAGTTGACATCGTGAAATAAACCTTAAAACGATTTACGATTATGAGATTAAAAGGCCAGAATCTTCGCATTTTGACACTCGATGGCACATCGAGCAAGTTCAAGTGCATAGGAATGGCGACTACGTGTACCGTGAACTTGACAGCGAACACTGACGATGCGTCAACGAAGGACGACGTTGGCGGTGCTGTAAAGCCCGAAGTTACCAGCAACAGTTGGTCCGTACAGGTAGAGTCGTTGAACGTGGTTGATATTGGTGCTCTGCTGACAGCCATCAAGACCATGACCCCATTCACCTTGATGTGGGACGAGACCTCGACCACCGACAATCAGAGCATCGAGCAGGCGAGTTATGCCCGCAAGGGTCAGGCGTTCTTGAATGATCTGACATGCACCTTCAACGACCGAGAAAACTCGGCTAAGTCACTCCAATTTGCAGGAACTTCCGCGTTGGAGAAGCTGACCACCACACCCAGCATTGAGACCGTGGCAGCAGGCTCCTACACAAAGGGTCAGTTTGTTCGTCTGTTCCTCAGCGACAGCAGCAATCCTGCCCTGGTTGTGGCCGGTGCCAAGACACTCCAGCTGCATGTCAGCATGAGCCTCGAAGACGCTACGACCAAGGACACGCCAGGAACATGGCAAGTTCAAGAGCCTACGGGACTGTCTTACGACATCTCGACCAATGCGCTTGTGGCTTCTAACGAGACCATTACGTCAAGCGTTGGCGGACAAACCCTCGGCACGCTGATAGACTTCTACGAGTCGAGCACCCTGCTCTACTGGCAGATTGCCAACGTGAGCGGCGACAACCAGCGTACCAAGGGCAGCGTGATTGTCAGCGGTCAGGCACGCATCGGTTCCATCGCTGTGAATGCAGCCAACCGACAAGTGGCTACCTACGACACCCAGCTGTCAGGCTATGGCGACTACACCGTAGGCGCATAACCCCGAAACCCTATACAAACGCCTGCCCGTGCACTAACTACCCTCCTCTCCATGTTAGTACGGGTGGGCGTTATTTTCAGTATTAACCCCGTAAACAAAGAAAAGAACTATGATCACGAAAGAAATTACAATCAACGGAAAAACCTACCCCGTCGTCTTCAATATGAAGACCATTCTGGGTTACGAGCAAATCAGTGGCAAGTCATTCTTCGGTGAGGACTTCTCGAAGATGGGCGAAAGGCTTGCGCTCATCGCTGCTGCCGTCATATCGGCTGGTGGTAAAGAAGAGCTGTCTATCGAAGACATGATGAATGCCGACAAGCTGGAATTAGTAAACGAAATCCTTGCAGCCTACAATGTCGTCATCGGCATGGTCAAAGAATTCTTCAAGATACCGGACGTGGAGCCTAAGCCCAAAGAAAAGGAAGGGGATAAAGGAAAAAACTAAGGTACGCCCACGAATTATACCAACTCTTCGTGGGCGAGATAGGCATCCCGCGCCATGATTTCCTTTACGAACTGACATGGTGGGAAATCAACAGCATCATTCGCGGCTACCGCAAGCGAAACCGACTGACTAATCAGCTGTTGGCCGAATCGGTATATGCAACCATCCACGTCATGCGCGACCCGCAAGGAAAGACTGTTGCAGACATGTTCCCGCAATTATTCAAGAATGACGATGATTATGAAAATTCTCCGCTCACTGATGAGGACGCTTTGAACTTTCAGAAAGAACTGAATGCTATCAACGCACCACATAGAGAAAAGGCCGAGGAATAACCTCAGCCTTTCTTCTTTTTCTCCAGTTTCTCAGCTGCCTTGTCATAGTCATCATAGACTTCCTTGGCTTGTACCTTCGCATATCTCTGTGTCTGGGTGATGTTCGTGTGGCCCATCATGCGAGACACATTCTCTATCTTAGCACCATTTGCCAGCATCCAAGTGCCAAAGGTGTGTCGTCCCATGTGCGAGTGCAATCGTTCCACGCCAATCACCATGCCGATAGCCTTCAGCATTTGGTTATATCGCTGGTTGTTCATCTTAGGCACATGCCAGTCATACTTCTCCAACACTTCGACAACAGGCGGAAGCAACATCGAGACGTAAGGAACACCACTCTTTACACGCTCACCCACATATTTCCATTTTCCGCTAACCTTTCGGTATTTGGTCGCATCAAATCTTTGTGTATCTGCATAAGCAAGTCCTGTGTACATCTGGAAGATGAAAAGGTCGCGGGCCATATCAACCTGAGAACCTGGCACGGGTGTAATATTGAGTATTTTCTGCATTTCTTCTTCTGTCAGGTAGTTGATGGTTTCATTCTTCTTACATCTGAACTCGCCACGCAGACGGTCGTATGGATTTGCGTTAATCTTACCCATTTTCATGGCACGGTTAATCATAGCTCGCAGGCTCTTATGATACGAATCGACACCCGCATCACCTATCTTCTGCGGCTCACGTCCATTAGCACGCTCTGTGTCCGTTTGCGGCTTGTCCTGTTGGTGCAGCCATGCATCAAAGTTATAGATGACCTCCGTGTTCAGCTGTTCCCATCGTGTCAGCTTTCCAAACATCGTCAGACGATTGCAAAGAGCCGAATACTTTTGCTTGGTAGCCTTGGAAACATTCAGCATAGGTATCTGTTCCTTAATCCAATTCACTAATGTAGGCTCCAGGTCATGATTGCCGGATTCTACGTCAACATCCCCCACCCTACGACGAATATCAACTACATCAATAGGGCGACGTTCTTCCATGCACTTGTTCACCTCTAGTTCCACCAAGTGAGCCATAACACGCAGACGTTCATTCAGTACGTCAGCATTCGTTGAGTCCTTGTCATCGCGGATTGTTCCTGCAACAAACCTATGCGCATGCACGCGCACACCCGTGTTTATATAATAAGGTTTGCGATTTACCGTCACTCGAATCTCAACAGGACCTTCTTCACCCTTTTTGGTGCGTTGACGGTGGTCATATACTATTGACATCGTAATCATAATATATAGTTTTAATGTTCTAAATTTCTTTTATTTTATATACTTTCAGCCGATTGTTTCCCCACTTGTTTCCCCAAAAACTACCATTTGTTTCCCCATTTCTGGGTTTCTGGGTAAACGTGGGGAAACATTTGGGGAAACATTTGCCCCAAAATCCACCAAAATCCACCTATTTCGACTTCCATCGCATTTCTCACTAATCGCTCAAAACCCTTTTAAATACTAAGGATTCCAGCATTTCCGCCAGAATCCCACTTTTCTGTATTGTGGAAGTGGAGGGAAATGAATAGGTTTTTAGGGAATGCTTTTATTTAGGGTGGTTTTCTCGATTCAATTAACATGATTTTATTTTGTTGGGGAAACATTTTGATGAATTACACACGTTTGTGAGGTTGCTTTGCATCGTCAGCTACGCCAATAGGAAATGGATGGTCGGTCATGCTGATATTGTTTTCGTCAATATAGCGGCGAAGCTCAGCGATACGATGCAAGCGTTCCTCAGCAAGTTTTTCGAGATCAGCGATACG